GTGACTAGTCGCTTGGGTGGGGGATTCAAAACTGACCCAGCCGCAAGAGCAGAATTTATGCGGATGGTTTCTTTAACCGACCTAGGTTAAGCGATGTTGTTGCAGGATCATCTGGGAATAGATAGTAAGTTTTGATACCATCATTATACCATTTTCTTCCTGCAACAGCACTCTTACCAAACATTGGATTCTTTTCACCGGCAGATTGACCTTTTTTACTTATGGAAATCTTTCGTTTACTTCCTTCATTATGGGTCTTACCAACCCAAGTACCGGGTAAGCCTTTGTTCCAGGCAGGTCTACCTTTGCTAGATTCAGAGATTTTGCGCTTTGATTCATCAGAGTGTGATCCACCCTTAAAGGGTGCTCTGTCTCCTCGTGAAGACTTCAATTTAGATTTCCAATCATCTATGTCTTGTATCTTAAATCCACCTGAGCCACCGACCACTAAATTGTATGTTAGTCCAGATGAAATTAAATCTTCATTTACTAATACCCTTTCTCGGTCAAACATATCTTCTGGATTTGAAAAGGTTTCAAGTATTTCTCTAGTGAAATTCTCTTTACCGTATTTTTTGACTGCGGCGAAAAGTAGTTTACCTGAGCCAAGATACCCATCGTAAAGGTTGTTTGTAGCATGACAACCGATGTAGATTTTATTGTTCACCAAACAAGTTGTCTTGTAGATAAAATAATGATAAAATTGTTTTTTGATGTTATGTCCCATACATATATTTATCAAATAATGTAAAAACTAGAGGATTAGAAGATGAAATTAATAAGCAGACACATAAAAATGAATCCCGATACTTTTGCTCCAGAAATGGAAATAGTATTAAGATTGCCGATGGAACTAGCAATGGATACTCTCGTCACGATGACTGAGGAAGAATTCCAAAATAAACTCGGAAAAGAATTGTTTGAGATGTTGAGGACAAAAGAATGACTGAAATCTTCATCTATGGATTGATACTGGGTTATTTCCTTAACCCATTCATCAGTATTGTAACAGCTATCTTAACTAATGCATGGCATCGAACTAACAATTGTAACGGTGACTGCAATCAAGGTAGAAACTGCACATGTATGGGTAAACAAAATGGGATTTAAGAAACCAATTGATTATAATTCAGTACATCATCAAATCTACATGAGCGGTGTAGAATTGAATAGTCGTTACAATGATGGCTACACACAATGGATGATTAAACAAGACTTGTACAAACTCAAGTGGTTACTTGATAGTATCATTAAAGAAAGTCCTACATTTGCTGATGAACAAGAATTCTTAACTGAAAATGAAAAGAGAGTAATGTGGAGAACATTAAAAGAATGAATCGTTCACCTTTTGGTTCAAAAGAAGAAGCACTTGCCTTTCTTAAAAGTATAGGCATGAAAAAGCGTAGGACATTAGAAGGTATTGAGCGTGAACACATGCTTACACTTCTTGCGTTAGTCGAGCCAGCTGAGTCAAGCAACAATCAACGAACCTTTACTGAAACATATTTTCATGCAGGTAAAGAGTACGAATTAACATGGGGCTTTGGTGAATTTGGTGAACCAGAACCATTAGTAGAAGAACTTAGCGAGTTAATATGATATTCAATAAAATTAAAAAACTTAAACAGGATGGAAAGATAATTGGAATTACTTTCTCAACTTTTGACCTACTTCATGCGGGGCATATCGCTATGCTATCTGAGGCTAAAAATCATTGCGACTATCTTATTGCAGGGCTCCAGACTGACCCCACAATTGATAGACCAGATACAAAAAACAAACCTGTACAATCAGTGGTGGAAAGACAAATTCAATTGGCGGCATGCCGTTATGTTGATGAAATCGTTGTTTACCAAACAGAACAAGATTTGATTGACTTGATATTGATTCTTCCTATTGATGTTCGTATCTTAGGTGTAGAGTATCAAAGCCAAGACTTTACCGGTCGTGCTCAAGGTGCTCAAAAAGGTATCAACCATGTGTTCAATAGTCGTGACCATTCATTCAGTTCAAGTGGACTAAGAAAAAGGGTCGCAGAAGCACAAAAAGGTAAATAAAGATAGCGGTCTTGGGCGTCAACCCGCTTGATAAATTCTGCCGCCTATGCTATAATTAACATAGGAGAAAAAGCATGTCTAAAAAATTTATATCAACAAAAGAATATTCACATTTAGCCCCAGTGGCATATCGTCAATGGAGGGCCGACAGTCATTGTAATCTCGTCCATGGTTACGCACTATCATTCAAATTTGAATTTGAGTGTGATGACCTTGACGCTCGTAATTGGTGTTTTGACTATGGTGGTTTACGCCCACTTAAGGACTTTTTAGAAGAACACTTCGATCATGTTCTACTATTGGCTCAAGATGATCCGCACTATGATACCATCAAGCAGTTAGGTGAATTAGGTTTGGCAAAAATTACAGAAGTAGAAAAGACAGGATGCGAGGGCATTGCTGATTTTCTATACGAGTATGTGAATACTATCTTCTTGCCAAGTTGCGGTAAGTCTGAAGCAGACCGTATTTGGTGTTCAAAAGTTGAAGTCAGAGAAACTCCATCAAATATGGCTTATCGCCAAGGTCACCGCGAAGATGGTGAATTTATTTAAGTAACGATTTTTCTAACGCTTTCAACCGTTTAGTTTCTGAAATTTTTCGTTTAGTTTCGTCTGACATTGGTTTTCCTTTGTTAGGCGGAACTGATCCTTTTTTAGAGTTAGAAATTTTTCTTTTCTGTGCATCAGTCATTGGCCCTTTCAGTCTCCCTCTTTGAAATTCTGAAATCTTTTTCTTTGCTTCTTCCGTCATAGGTGCCCGACACTTTCCCATTTTACCTTTGGAAATATTTTTGCATTCTTCCACTGATTTAATTCTACCGATTGACGATTTAGAAATTTTTTGTTTGGTTTCGTCTGATTGGGCTCTTCCTGGCCTTCCTTTTTGAGCATTTGATATTTTCTGTTTAGTTTCAGAAGAATGAGATTTAACCCTAAATCTTTTCTTTCCATAATGACAGTTTGTGTTCATCAACAACGGATTATTCCAGTGTTCGTTTATGAGTGATTGTTCAAAATCATAAGCAGAATCATGGTCATAAAATTCCGCAAGGATGAGCCAAGTGAAGTTATCAAAATTTGGTTTTACAATTTTAGAAGATGTTCTATATTCCGGGAAGTCTACATGCGATGGTTTGTTTAACTTAACATTCTTGACTCTGTAACCAATATAGAACTCATTGGTTGTTTTATTGACACACATATAAACATATGGCATCGCTTTGGTTGATGTATAAATATTCATGCTGATGTTGCCTTATAACATTAGAGTAGTTGGGAATTCCACTTCCGCGAACTACACTTTTATTTATCCCAATCCTATTGACAAAAGTTCTATAATTGTTGTATAATCAATCAACAAGGAATATTATTACCTATGAACGAACAGAAGATAAAACAACTTACCGAACAGGCTAACTTATCTGCCGATAAAACATATCAATTTGATCCCGAAGATGGATTCAAAATTCAAGAATGGGATAAGATCCGTTTGGCTAAGTTTGCTGAACTAATCATCAACGAATGTTTAGATGTTGCCAACGACACACGATATGATGGCAAGGTAGTTGCCAACCGTATCAAGTTTGTTTTTGGAGTTGAAGAATGATTGATTATTACCAAGCACTAAGAGAAATGCACCAGGGCAATGTAGTCAAATATGTTGGCACGGTAAATGGTAATGTGATGAGCGATAATGGTGCCAGTTTTTGTATGTGCCGCGGTTGTATTTTTCTATTTGACGATGGAGTAATCAAATGGAACAAGTTGGGCTATATGGTTTACGATCCAGACTTTCGTTATGAACTCACAGGCGAAACAGTTGATCCTAGAGCATGGAAACCAGAGAAGAAAAGCAGGGAACTCAAGTCAAAGTTAGGTTATAGTAGAATAGGATTAAAAAATGTTTAACGCAAGGTTAGAACAACGTCTGTGGTGTTATCGTGTAGAGGTTCGTGAAACACAAAGTAACATGGCTTTTAGGGAGGGGCATAGGTGCTGGAATGAGGATTTATTCGCATGAGCAAATTTAAATTAGGTGATTTAGTAAAAAAGGTTTCAGGTTCACAGTGGCACGGAACAGTTGTTGGTACATATTCAACTGAGTTAACTCCAGAAGGTTATGCAGTTGAAAGTGATACTGAAAAGGGTTCTGTTCAGATTTATCCTGCCAAAGCACTTGAATTGTGGAGTAAAAATGAGCAAAATTAAAGTATCAGAACTGTTTTACAGTATACAAGGTGAAGGTCGTTACATGGGTGTACCAAGTGTGTTCTTACGCACATTTGGTTGCAACTTCAAGTGTGATGGCTTTGGAATGCCTAAAGGTGAGTTGAGTGTTGAAAGATTCAAAGTTGATGCGGAAACTTATACAAGTTATAAATCCCTACCGCTTGTCAGTACTGGATGTGATAGTTATGCATCTTGGGACGCTAGGTTTAAACATCTTAGTCCTCTTATTGAAACCAATGATCTTGTTGACAGCATTGTTGATTTACTTCCTAACAAGCGTTGGATGGATGAGCACTTGGTTATCACGGGTGGTGAACCGTTACTAGGATGGCAGCGTAGTTATCCCGAACTATTATCTAATAGTAAGATGAGTGCTTTGAAAGAGTTGACCTTTGAAACAAATGGTACACAGGAACTGTCTGAAATGATGGTTGAGTTCTTACACAACTGGAAGCGTAACAGAGAAAAGAATGCACTTACATTTAGTGTAAGCCCTAAACTATCAATAAGCGGAGAAGATTGGAATGAAGCAATACGCCCTAACATTATACGTCAATACCAAAATGTGGGCTTTGTATACCTTAAGTTCGTGGTTGCATCAGAAGAAGACTTACAAGAAGCAGAACGGGCAGTAAATGAATATCGTAGCTGTGGCTTTACGGGTCCTGTATATCTTATGCCTTGCGGCGGGGTTGAAAGTGTATATGCTCTAAACAACAGAGCAGTGGCAGAGATGGCAATGCGAAAAGGATGGCGTTACTCAGATAGACTACAAGTGCCCCTCTTCAAAAACGAATGGGGAACCTGATGGAGTACGACCAGGGAATATCCCTAATTGAATGGGAACGCATAAATCGCAACTGGGTATACAAGTTTTGTTTTCTACCACATAAATGTTTAGAGACTGATAAATGGATATGGTTAAAAGGCGCTTATCGTGGACACAATAAACATCATTGGCAACTTTTTACTGATTACAAATGGATTTGTAGAGAAGAATTTATTAAACTGAGACTGTTAGAAAAAGTATGAAAGAAAAAACAAAAGAATTGGTAAACAAAGTAGGGACTGACACTAGCGGCAAGTGGATCTACTATGACCGCCTTGATGATCTGATCCAACTAGTTGTTGATGAATGTATCATTTCTGTTAACGAAGCAAAAATGACTTTTGGTGGCACTACTTACGACTATGACATAGCCGATGCAACAAAAGAGGCATGCGTAAATGCAATAACAAGTAAGTTTAGCAAATGAGAACATACGACAAACGCATTGGCTTCTTGGTAAGCTATCAGACATTGATACCACACGGTGGTATAGGTCAATTTGCAAAAAGTTTTTGTGAGTTGATGGATGAACACAATATCAAAGTTGACATCATTACTGACAAAGACCCTAAGGATAATGAGTTCGTCAAGTCACTTAAAGCCAACATCATCAGTCCAAAAGAATCATTGCCATATACCACACATAGCAACATCTTTATGTATGGTGATACATTCTGTTACGAGCGTATGGCTAACTTTCGTAATGCAATCATAGAAGCATTAGAAAATAACCTCTATGATGCATTTGTCTGTAACACATATGAGACTATTCAAGTAGCAAGCACAATGGGTCTTGAAGATTGTGTTCAAATTATTGCGTATACTCATTTGGAAAGTCAAATCTTTAATTGGACAAAGAATCCTTTCTTAAAGAACACCAATGAAATGATGCGCCTGCAGTTACAGACAGGTTCATTGTATGTTGGAACACAAAGTAAGTTTAACCAGCTTGAATTAAAAGATAGAATTCAAGTAAACAATGTTTGTCATCTACCTATCCCTATTACAGAAAGAGATTTACTAACTGAATATAGTGGTGAGCGTGAAGGTATCTTGTTTGTAGGTCGTTGGGAAGAAGGCAAGAATCCAGAACTGTTTATTGAGTTGATTGAACAAACAAGACTACCTGCTAAAGTAATGACTAGCCCCAACGGTGTTAAGAAGTTTGAAGAACGACTAGCAAAGATTGGCGTTAAGTATGATGTTCGTGCTAGTATTGTTGGTCAAGAGAAAGTAGACTTTATAAAGTCAAGTCGCATTGCTTTCAATCCTAGTACAGTTGAAAGTTATGGTATGGCTTTCTATGAACAACATATTCAATTGCCTACACTTGTATTAGATGAACAACGTTGGACAAGTAACTTCAATGGTGATTACTTCTATACATGTACGAAGAAAGATATGGCTAAACGAGCAAAACAGTTATACGGTAGTTTTGAAAAGGCAGAAACTTGGTACAACTTAGGTTCATTAGACCATACAAAACAACAAGAATCAAAAGTGTTTCACAAGTGGAACGAATGCTTCAACCTGTTTACTACTAAACAATCTAATAGCAATACCGCTAAAATTTTAGAAAATACTACAGTTAAGTACAGAGATTATATTAAAGATTTGGATCGTAAGATTATTTGCATTGATGATGCACGTAGTGCCTTAACTAACAGACACAAGTATCGTATTATCTACACTGACAATGATACTTACCTGTCTAAGGATCCTAGCTTTGAACCAATAGAGGAAGTTTCAGGCGCAAGTCTGTTTACATTTGCATGAAGAAAATATTAATCACAGGCAACAGTGGCTATATTGGGAGCCACTTAACAAAGTTGTTAGAAACAGATTATGACATTCATGGTCTTGATATCAACCAACCACAACGTAATGTGAACCTGCATTATGCACAAGACATTCGTTCATTGTATGGTAGTAGATTTGAGTATGATGCAGTTATACATTTGGCTGCACTTGTCAATGTAGGAGAGAGCGAATCAAATCCTGAAAGTTATTACCAAACAAATTTGATTGGCACACTGAATATATTGAAGAATATCAAGTACAAGAGTTTTATACTTGCTAGTACAGGTGCTGCACAAAACTGTGATAGTGCATATGGTACAAGCAAGAAGGCAGCAGAAGATGTTGTGCGTGAATACTGTACCAAAAAAGAAATACCCTACACTAGTTTTAGATTTTATAACGTAATAGGTAGTGAAGGATATCAACCAACTAATCCCGATGGACTAATGACCAATTTAATCAAAGCTATGGATACAGGTGAGTTTACTATCTATGGTAAAGACTACGATACTATCCACGGTGACGGTACATGTGTTAGAGACTATGTACATGTTATGGAAATATGTGATGCTATCCGTACTGCAATTGAAAAGCCAAGCAATAGTATAGAATGTTTAGGTCACGGAGTAGGATACACGGTTAAAGAGATTGTCAATTTGTTTTGTAAAGTCAATAATGTAGACTTTGATATTAAGTATGGGCCTCGTAGACAGGGAGATAGTGCTAATAGTGTACTAGAAGATGTTAGTCCGTATATGAAATCATTATACACAATTGAGGAACTATTGAGTGTTGACAATAAAGCATAAATATGCTACTATATTGCAATGACTAATCAATCTATCAAACGTATCGGCTTTGCTTGCAAATGGGCAGAGATTAACAAAAAAGGCGAGATCGCCAGTGCTGAAGGTCTTAACACCGGCGGCACTACTATGGCATGGGCGAATCGCAACAAGCGTAGTGTAGTGGAGGAAAAGATTATTGACGTTGCAAAAACAAACATTGTCAATACCCACAATCTCATTAAGAAGGTCGCAACACTTCCTAATGAACTACGCATGTTGCGACTAACCAGCGACATGTTATCATTCTATACACATGATGACTACAAAGACTTCTGGCAAGATTCAAACACACAAACTTTACTCGCTAAATGGTTCGCACCATTAGGTGAAACTGCTCGTGCTAATGATGTTCGTGTTAGTTTTCACCCCGATCAGTTTGTTGTATTGGCAAGTGATCGTGACGAAGTTGTAAACAAATCTATTGAGGAGTTTGAGTATCATGCAGACATGGCCCGCTTTATGGGTTTTGGAAAGTCATTCCAAGATATTAAAATCAATGTACATATCTCAGGACGCCGTGGTCCGCAAGGCATTAGGGATGTATACCAGCGTCTTAGCCCTGAGGCACGTAACGGCTTAACACTAGAGAACGAAGAATACACACATGGTTTGTCTGACTGTTTATCATTGTCTGACTTAGTTCCTGTTGTATTGGACATTCATCATCACTCTATTCGGGAAGGTGAATATATTCAATCTACTGATGACCGCATTAAAAAGGTTATTGACAGTTGGCGCGGTGTTCGTCCTACTATCCATTATTCCCTCAGTAGGGAAGATGTACTTGTTAACCATTCCAGATCAGTCTTACCCGATGTTAGTGCGTTGATTGAATCAGGACATAATAAACAAAAGTTAAGGGCCCATAGTGACTATATGTGGTCAGATGCCGCTAACGATTGGGCATATACTCATTGGGATTGGGCCGATGTTATGGTGGAAGCAAAAGCCAAAAATCTAGCTAGTTTTAAACTGTTTGAGTATTGGAAAAGCCTCAAAATGAAGTGATGGATCTTTTTTGATGGATGCGACAAGTGTTTGGCTACATCCTAATATTTTAGAAATTTTTTTAACAGAATATCCTTCTGCGATAAATCTGAATATTTCTATTAACGTATCTAGTCTATGCTCGTTTTTAGATTTGATGATAGAAATTTTTCTATCAATGGAACAGGGCAGTTTCTTACCAAACATCCCGTTTCTGTCTCCTTTCTTAGAAAGAGATAAATTTTCTTTCCAAGATGAACTCATTACCCTTCCTGCAAAAGCCCGAGACCATTTTTCTTTTGTTTTGTCCGACGGTTTCCATCCTTCTTTGGTCGGGGGTTTACTTCCTCCTTTATTAGCATTCCAGCCAATATTTCTATTTGGTCGTAGTGCTTCTTCTAATAAGTAACATCCTTCTTCGGTACCTTGAAAAATAATAGTTTGAGTTATCTCATGTGTATGTTTCTGTAATACCCTACCAAAAAATGGATTTTTATCATTATGTGTTCTTGAATCATTTAAATGTTCAGAGAGTCTGCGTTTGGGATTGTTAGAAACACCTACATACCCTTCTGAGTTGATATCAGTGTGATACGGCAAATGAATCCAATAGACGGAATGCGTATAAATAGTCATGCTGATTGCTCCTTGTTAGCATTAGAGAGGGTGGGTATTTCCAGTACCGCGATCCTCACTATTATTTATACCGATTTGATTGATTTATGTATTTCGGTGCGTTATTATAAGCTATACGAGAAAGCAAAACAAGATGGGATTATTTGATAAACTATTTAGCAAGAAGCAGGATGAGACTCCTGCTGTTGCTCCTAAGAAAACAAAACGAGCAAAGAAAGAAAAAGCTCCAGAGCCAGTACTAACTGAAAAAGGACGAGCAACGGCTGCAGGTGAACCTTACATTGCTATCACTAAGGTTGAGTTGGATCCAAACAATATCAATGCTGGTGCGTTTGAAATGGATTGGAATAGCATCTTCATTACTCAACTTGTCAAAGCAGGATACATGAAGAAAAAAGAAGATACAGACAGTGACATTGCGGATCGTTGGTTTCAAGATGTTTGTCGCAACGTGGCCTTAGAACTTTATGAGCAAGTTCAAGCTGATCCTGCAAACAGAGATGTTCGTCCTATTCAATCACGGGACATTGGTAACGGTCGTACAGAGGTGAGTTAATGTTTTCAGATATAAAGTTATGCAATCCCGATTTCATTGTCGAATTGAAAGATTTGAAAAAAGCGAGTGATATTTATAAACTAGTGAGAAAGAATGGGATCAAGAAAAAATATTGCTATGCACTGATTTATAGAAAAGATTTGTTGACGAATGAGGTCATAAAGATTGGTGAAAGTTGTCCTGAATCTAAACCTACAACTGATAAGGCAGTCGGTGAAAGATTAGGAAGGCAAATAGCTTGGTTGAATGGTTGGGCTAGTTACCCTAAAAGCAATCATGGATTTGACTTGAAGTTTAATATGGATAGTGAAGTGAAGGCGGGTAATTTACCGAGTTCAGCATTAGACAGGTGTAATATCAGTGTGGGTGTATGGAACTTAGATACAAGATCACCTGATGCTTATGTAGGACAAGACAGAGATATCACGTTATGGGTTGAGGGGAAGTTGGCAGAAGACTATAAAATAACTCATTCAAATTTGTTACCTGTGCTAAACTACAAGGACCCCACACAAAATAAAATCTTTAGGCAAGGTGTAGTACTAAAGTCTCATGTTGACACAATTTATAACTTTTCGTAAACAGGTTGACAACTATTCAAAATGGTTGTATAATAGACACATATTTTAACAACTCATTGGAGTAAAACGTGGTAGCTAAAAAAGCACAATCTTCTAAACTCACAAAAACTATGGCAACTAAAACAACATATAATCCCTTCCCGTTCTCATGGATTAAACCAAAGCAAGTTAAGTCTTTGGTTAAGATTATCCATCGTTTGAAACGTGTTAAGGGTCAGTACAGTGAAGCAAGTATTGAAGATCGGTTGAACCAGTTGTTTGATCCAGCAAACGGCTCTTGGCATAAGCATATTAAAGCATTGCAGAAAAAAGGCACAAAGTATGACCGTAAATTGCGTTTGAAATTTGCAATGGTCAAATTGCGAGACATTTTTATTGATGATGACATTCAACGTGATTTGGATATCAAACATCTGGTAAAGATTGCTAACTTGAATCGTTTCCGTGTGGAATTCATGTCCGCAATTCAAGGTATCAAAGAAGTAGGTAAGTGGCGTTTTCATTCAACTAATGCACAGCACACAGTGGTACTCGAAGCCGCACTTGCTTATCATGGCTTGTGGGATGGATTTGATGGTGACTGGCGTGACTTAGAGGTGCCCTTCACTTACATTGAAACTGACGACCGTTCTTTTGCACGCCAACAGTTTGATGTGTTCAATGGCAAGTTTTCTAAACCAATTGGTCCTTATGACCATCATAAGATTGAAGTGTTGTCTTATCGTGTTGACGGTAATATGGACACTGAGTACAAACAGGCGGCTGAGTTACAAACTATTTGTGAAGATAATGGATACGAACCATTGTCTGGTGACGAGGACGAAAACAAAGGTCATCCCAAAGTCATTACTCACGTTAGCGCAATGCGTAAGTACAAAGAGAAACCCCAACATTGGGAATTTATTTTGAAGACACATGGTAAGTACTGGCCCAATATGCAAATTCATGGTATGGAAATTGACTTATACGGTTTCATGTACGAATACTTCAAAGTAAAAATGAAGGCTGATGTGTACTCTAAAAAGTTTGAACAAGAATTTTTAGAGCCATTTCATGCAGTTATTCAAAATCTGTTTACATCACCTGAAAACTTGAGTAGTGAAAGTGCAAACACTTTCAAGCGCTGGTATGCTAAAACTTGGGATGTAACCGTTGATGAAGCAGAATCAAAAGTTGAAGCGCAGGCATCTTTTGTGTTGTTGATGAAATTGTATCGCAATTTGGGCGGCTCGCATCAATTGCCTGATATTGTTGACTTGTACGACAATACTCGTGCGGGAGATTTGACAAAGCATTTGTCTAACCCAATCAAGCAAGCTATTAAAGCAGTCAAGCCATGATTGGATGTTTCTTTTACATCATTGAGACAGCACATTACATTAAGTATGGTGATGTGTTTGTTCAACTTTTAGGGTATGGTATCACCATCAACCCTAAAAAGCGATCCAAACAATATAGTGACCATTCTGGTATTGAACAAGAGTTTTGTAACTTATTTTTTGGACCCATTCAACAAATCAAAACTTTGGAATCTATTATTAAACAACGAGTAGCAAGTAAAACTCATAAAATTTACGGTGAACCTGTTGAATGGATTAGTCCAAAAGCACAGATGTCAATTGACGACTTGTTAACTTTAGTTAACGACACTATTGACCAAGAAGGATTTAATATCAAATCACTTAGGGAAGAATTTTTGCCCTTTGACAATTTGGAACATCATCGCAAAGTTACTGCAAAAGAACTTGCTATGAACCCAGATATGTATTTGGTAAATTAATTCTTGACAAAAAGTAAATATACGCATATAATACAATCATGTCACACACTTACGCCCTCATAGATACTGCCAACACTTTCTTCCGTGCTCGTCACGTTGCATCACGCAATAGTGACCCGTGGGAGAAGGTGGGGATGGCATTGCACTTAACACTTGCTAGTGTCAATCAAGCAGTAAAACGTTTTGGTATTGACCACGCGGTCTTCTGTCTCGAAGGTCGCAGCTTCCGTAAGGACATCTATCCTCAATATAAAGCACATCGTGCAGTTGCTAACCAAGCATTGACTGAGGAAGAACAAGAAGAATCAAGGATGTTTTGGGAAACTTACGAAGTTTTCACTACATTTTTACGTGAGAAGACCAGCTGTAGTGTATTGCGTCATCCCGAAGCAGAGGCTGATGATGTGATTGCACGTTTCATCCACTTGCATCCAAATGATACACACTATATTATTAGTACTGACACTGATTATGTACAACTAATTGCTAACAATGTTCATCAGTATAATGGTGTTAGTAACGAACTTATTAAACTTGATGGCTATTTTAATGACAAAGACAAACTAATCATTGACAAGAAAACTAAAGAGCCTAAACTACTAGAAGATCCTGAATACTTATTGTTTAAGAAAATAGTACGTGGTGATGCAGGTGATAACGTTTTTACTGCATATCCCCGTGCTCCCGAAAAAGGTAGTAAGAATCGTGTAGGTATTCGTGAAGCATTCGAGGATCGTCACAAGCAAGGATTTAATTATAATACTTTTATGTTACAACGCTGGACCGATCATAACGGACAGGAACAACGTGTGCGTGAATGTTTTGAACGCAACAAAACTTTGATTGACTTGAAGGCACAACCTCAGGACATTAAGGATAAAGTTGACACAATGATTCGCAATGATGTACGTAAAGTTGCGACACCTCAAACCGGAATTCACTTGATGAAACTATGTGGGAAATATGAGCTTAACAAAATTGCAGACAATGCTTCGGCTTACAGTAAGTGGCTTTCTACTGAATATCAAGGTGTACTACATGAAGAAACTACCTAATCAAGTATATTCGGGTCTTTTTGAGATTGTAAAAGATCACACAATGTATTATTATAGCAGAGTTGGTCCTGAATATTGTCATTTAACTGATGAAGGTAAGGAGGCTGTGTTACAGTGGATAGAAATTATGGCACCGCAAATGTACAAAAAAGAACAAGCAGAATTAGACCTTCGTGCTAAACAAATGGTTTGGAATGAGTTGAAGAAATGAGTACAGTAAAAATTGTACATGGTGATAGAGATTTTTATATGGTAGATGGTATCAAGTTGGTACCTCGTGCCTGTATTGAAATTTCAGAATCATGTCCTGATTATTTAAAAAGTATGATTCTAAATGCTGTAAGTAACGGTGAACTACAAGCAGTTGCGTATGTTCCTGAAAAAGAATTATTTTGGGAGAAGCTATCAGCATGACTAAAGAAGTATTTTATAAGAAAGTTGGCAAACGTTATATACCTGTAAGTGAGTACGACAGTGAGTGGTCAAAATCATTTACTGAAGGTGCACATTTAGTAGTGGTGGAAAAGCCCGGTGTCACCAGCTATAAGTATAACATTCAACCTAACTATGCAGCATTGATTGCTGCCGGTCGTGTTGCTGAGGAAATGATTAGCAAAACAATCATGGATGCAACCGAGTTACGTTTTACTAATAAAATAAGAGCAAAAGACATTACGCCTGAACAACGAGCAGCATGGGAACGTCTAGTAGAATTGCTTGGCCCTGAGGCACAACAACTAGAATGGCCCAGTGCTAGAGAAGCTGCACAACGTGCAGTTAAAGTTTTAGAATATGAAGCAGAGAAACTATTGAATGTTCCTGCTGTAAAGAAAGCCTACGAACATTTTATGTTTGTAGCAGCATTAACAAAGGATGAAAATGAACCTAAAAGCTAAACCAATTGTAAACGGAGAATACTGGGTCATTACTGATGGACAAAAGAAGATCGGTAATGTACTCAGTGATGGTAGTGGATTTGATGTTAAGATTGGCAACAACATTGAACATTATGCGTCCACTAAACAGATTGAAAAGAAAATCAATATTGAGTTTGAAAAGATTGCAAAGAAAGCAAAGAAAGATATTCAAGCACCTTTCGCAGTCTTTCCTACTGATTCAAATCGTATCTACAATAGTTTTTACGATGTGCAACGTAAACTACATATTTTTACAAAGACACCAAAAAGCAAGTGTTATCATGTAGCTGGCTGGTTCGCAATCAAGCAAGGTGAAGAATTTCAACCAGTCTTTTGTCCAAAGTATATCTTTGTACAACGCTATGAATACATTGGTCCTTTCAAAACTGAGGACGAGGTAAATAGTAGCATAAATAACGTATGAGTCAAATTAAAAAGTTTATAGATAGAGTAGCTAATAGTGAAGGTCGTCAATTACGTGATGTGATTATGCCCTTAAGTGACGCAAAAGAGTTGCGTGACGAGATTGCTAAACTGTTAGTTGACCAACAAACAACCAAACCAGATGTTATTGAGGTTGTTGCGAAAGGTGATAAGTGGTAATTAATGAGCCGTACACAACCAAAAGTTCTACTTGAGATAGTAGACAAAACAACATACAAGTGTGACCAAATCGTAGAAGCTGCTGGCATCTGGGCAGTGTTTTATGACGGTCAACCTATTAACCTAAAGAGTCAGCATTACCTTGATAGCGAAGCTGTGCCAAAATATAAAAAGACAAGTTTCAGTAATCCAGGTCATGCACGTAACCTGTGTCGTAAACTGAACAAACAATTTAAAAGTGATAAATTTACTGTGGTGTTTATGAACAACGGCACAGTGGTTTATCCAGATGAGTAAGCCAACATACAAAGAACAAATAACACAAACTGTTTTTGAACAGATTAATGATCCAGTGTTGACCATTGAACAGGCTTACAAACAATGGTGGCAAAATCCCAGACGTGACGGTGGACTAAGATTAACACAATTAGGTGATCTTAGTTTCCGCCTTGTTGGCTTAGAATATCACGACCACCCGATCAAGACAAAGAATCAAAGTTATTACCACTTTGTGTTAGAGCTTGATAAGAAAATCAAATGTCCCTATTATGTTGATGTAAATACTAGTGACAAGGCAAACAAGCCTTTCATTAGACTATACGATGACCGTATTAGCATGATGCTAAATTTATACGGGGACTTAGATAGTTACTTACAATCAGTGAGAACAAAATGACCGAACAAAAGAAAAGCAAAAACCCATTCATTAACATGGCTAACGAAGCCAAAAACAAAAATCAAAATCAACATCCTGGATTAGGTAAAGCTCCAAAATCTCAGGGTCCTAAACCAACAAAAGGTTTTGGTTCAAGTGTTATGCGTAAAACAGGGCGCGGTGGTTGATATAATTGTCAACTAAATAGACTAGTAAGGCGTTATATAACATTAAGGAGTAAACCCTATGAAACAAGTTCTAACAATCATTTTGGCATCAATGTTCGCATTGTGTGCAATGGCAGAAGAAGGTACTAATGGTCCAGTTAAAGAAGGCAAGATGTTGCTTGCTAAGAAAAAGGATCATAGCAAAGATAAGAAACCAGAAGCACCTAAAAAGGCTGAACCAAAGAAAAAGTGATTAGAGAACAAACTCTACACTTTTACTAAAAAGTATTGTATAATACAGTCTCACAGGTACTAAATACTTGTGCAGTTACAGTTCTGCAAAAACTGATACACTTAAACACATACACAGGAGAAAATAATGTTTAGTACATTCGCACATTCCGGCGTTGACGCCATTCAAACAGCAAAGAAACAATTCGTTGATACTTTCGCTCCAACACAAGAAATCAAAAAAATCAGCAATGAATTTGTAGATGCTCAAAGTGAGTATACAAAGAAAGCCATTGATGCTGGTATCAAAACCGCTACTGATTTTGTAGGTGTTTTGACAGACCGCACACCTTATGTAGAAGCACAAAAGTTTTTTCAAAACTTCTTCCCTTCTACTGCTCCGGTAGCCAAGAAAGGTAAATAATCATGTTTATCGTTCTAGTCATTATGGCTTTGGTATTTACTGCGGGGTTGATTGTTGGCTTCTTTAAGGAGAAGACTTATGGGTCTAGCTTGGAACAATATATCCTTGATAATAACCCACAAACTACAAGTGATGTAGAACGATTAACTGTTGAATATGACTTGAAAACTTCAAGAGGTTTCCAATGAAAAAGTTTTTTAAAGCATTATTAGAGGCAATCATTGCCGCTCGTATGGCTAAGGCAAAACAAATCATTCGTGGATCATGACCAACCATACCAACATCTATCGTCTAAAAGATTACGCGGCTCACTTAAAAAATCTCACACAAGAGGATAAAGTAAGTCGCTTTGGTCACATCGTCAATGATACTGTCATTGACCAATT